TATGAATTCCAGATCTATATCCAGATCCACTATTTCCTATACTAACTTGAGATATAGTTCCTGAAGTAGATACTATAGCAGTTCCTCCGGCAGAAATTAGAGGTTGATAACCAAGTCCTGCCGTAGATCCTACAGAAATTATAATTCCACCTCTAGGCAAACCTCCCATATTTGCATCATATGGATTAGAACTTGGAGTTCCGACAAAAGATATAGAAGTAATTCCACTATTTTCAGATAAAGTATAATTTAAACTCTGAGAAGGTCCTTGGAATACATCATTAATCAATATTACGGCATTTTCATTATAAATTCCTGTTATATCATTTTTATTAGATTTTAGAGGAAATGTACCAGAATAACCATTAAACTGTTCGGAAATATCATCAAAAATATAATTTTTATAATAAGTCTCATTTACTCCATTTGGTTGTCCAGACCTTAAGAATACTCTTCCTTGAAAACTTGAACCAGTGGCTATTCCAGACCAATCTCTGTCATCTGGTTTATTGGAAAAAGTAATATCTGGTAAATTCCCATAAGGAGCATCTATAAAATTTATAACATTGTCAACAATATTATAACTTCCTGTTACTCTTGTTATTAGAGAACCAGTTGAATATCCAGCAATGTTTGTTCCTAATAGAGGTCTTTGTACTCTAATAGCATTGGTGGAGCCTATTCCTACACCCTCTATTTTCATAATCTCACTACCAATCTGAATCAAATCTCCACCAAAAAATGATGTTATTCCGGTGAAATAAGCTATATTTTGTGTAGATAATAATTCTTTAGATAATGTAGTAGTCAATGAAGTTGCAACAACTGGCGATTGAATTACATTATCAATTGCAACAATTATCTTAGAATTTTGTTTTGTTGCTGAGAATTTATGTGCGCTTCCAATTCCAGAAATAGACGTTAAATCTATCGTTTTTGGAATTACTTTAAGAGCATCTTCAGCACTTCTTGCCAACTTAACCGATGAATCATCAACCTTTACAATGTAAACATCTGAGGGTAACTTATTAGTAGTTCCAATTCCAACTCCAAAATAAGTTGCTGCAATTCCTATTGGACTTATATCTTGCTGATATGTTACCATTTCTCCAGTCACGAAGAAATGATTTCCTAAAGTTATCGTATTTGTAGTGGTATTTGCAATTGATGGATTGGAAGCATCAAAATATTTTTCAAATACTGGAGACGAGTTATGCAATATTTCAAAGGATTTCTTAATATCACGTTCAGTTCCAAAATATACCCCGTAATCTGTCTCAATTGCATTACTTAGATCATCAGAAGGTAAATACTCATTACGCTCAGCTCTTATTAAATGTGAATATACTTTTACTTGAACTTTTGTATTTTGTTTAGCCGTAAAAGTTAAATTAGTAATTCCTAAAGATTTGTTAGATCCTATTGTTCCAATTCCACTTAAAGTTTCAATATTTCCAAATTCTGAGTGATAAGAGTATCCCACATATCCATCAGACACGCTTCCATCATCAGTAATAATTACCTCAGATAATTGATTTTGATTATTTGTCATATCATAAGCTTGAACAATACAATAAGCGCCATCAAATTCTTCAGAATAAGATAAAATTACTGTTTCAGAAGGTGTTGGTGATGATGAAATTAATACTGTATCAGTGAGCAGTTCTGCATTTCTTAAAGGTAAAGAACCAACTCCAGATACTGAAGTGCCTGCAAAAGAAACTTGTATTGTATTGACAGAAGCATTGATATTATTATCTGGTATGAAATCAACATTTACATTTGATCCAGAAATATAAGAATAATATGTTCCTAAACCAGATCCAACATACCCGGAAGATGAATTTATTATTTTTCCATACTCTATAAATTCCACATTAGAACCATTATGAACAACATTTAGTTCGTCAAACTGATAGTCATCAGAATCTGTAGAAATTTCTACTAAAATTTTGGCACTAGTATGAGTTACAGCAATTCCCGCAATAGTTGTTACCGATCCTGATGAAATGTTAGAATTTGAAGTAATAATTTTTACATTATTTCCTATTATAGTGCTATTAATTCCAACGAAACTATCTTTAAGATTATATGAGAATGATGTGATATCATAATCATATGTTTTAAATTTAGTTGGGTAGAAAAGAACCACTCCTTCAGAACCATTTATTGTAAAATCAAAATATCCCAAATCTTCAAGAGTTTCTACTCTTCCATATTGATTAATATATCCAAGGGTATTATTATGAAGCAGTGTTAAAACAATCAGTTGTAATTGTGTATAATATCTTTTATCTCTTATGCAAACTATAGACTTTTGAGCACGAGCATCACCAATAGAGAATCTAAACGCTTCTGAATATTTTTCTGGTCTTGGATTACTATTAAATTGACTACTTATATCATCAATAGAAAGAACTCTATTTCCAAAAGATTCACTATAATCCGTTAAAATCCTATTTTTAAATATTATTTCATCTGAAATAATTCTAGAATTATTAATAATAGAATTTTCTTTAACCAGATCAAAATCATAAACGCAATTTAAATCACCATAAGAAATAATATCATTTACAATATTAAATCCGGAAAGATCCGTAGTTACTCCTACTATAGATTGATTTTCATTAAAAGATTCTAATTGATAATCTGAGAATTTTTTAAAACCTAGTGTGTGATTTAATGTACTAACCGCATCATTCCAAGTTTCATAATCTACTCTTGATCTTAACGAATATGAGAAGTTTTGATAATAAAAACTGTCCTGAACCTTTTGCAAATTATCGTTTAAAAATCCAACATTTGATTTCCAACCATTTTCAACTCTTGAACTTGAAGAAAGATTGAAGAAAGCATTAAAACTAGTTATTGATGAAGCAATACCCTGAGATTTCGATACAGATCCAATAATTAGTTCTCCTTCAGTGAAACCTCTTGCAGAAGACACTTTTAAATTATTAGTCTTTTTATCCCAACCAATAACTTTTCCTGTCGCAGAAGTAGAGTTTACAAACTCACCAATGTAATAATCATTTTCTACTAATTTTATATCAAATATTGGAAAATATTTTTCTGGTATAATTCTTGCTGATGAATTTAATATATCAAAATTTCCTGGATATTCAGAATCTTCTAGTAATCCGGATAAACTATAAGAAACACTACCAATACCACCTCTATTTTCATCAACATCTGTTAAAGTGAAAAGTTGATAATTGTAATCTTTAGAATTATATCCTTTTGCAGTTGTGGCTACCCCAACACTAACATTTTCAATTAAAACTCTATCATTAACTTTAAATGGGAAAGATTCTGCAGTACTAAATCCAACAGATAATCTAATAGTAACTTTTTTATTGAAACTGTTATAACTTATTGAACCAATCCCAACACCATTAGAATTTTCTATTGGTAAAATAATCGGATTTAAATTTCTTAAAGAATATGTGTTATTGAATATTTCAACTTTATTACTAGTTAAACTAAATCTAAGATCAGCTTCAGGAATTATCTCATTAGTTTCTGAGTTAATAATTAAAAGTTTTGGGGGATATGTATAACCTCTACCAAAAGAACTGACTCCAACAGATTCAAAAGAAAATGATGGACTCATTTTTATTATCTGAGGTAAAGAAATGCTTGGTCTTAGAGTAAAATCTGAGGGGAAATTGAATCCAATATCTTGAAACCTTACTTTTTTAGTATTTCCTATAGTTTTACTTGATGGTTCAATAATGGCATCATATCCACTACTAGTTCTAATATCGGATGCTTCAGGTAAAACATAATAATTTTTTCCTCCATTTAAAACCTTTATTTCGGAAATAGGTCCATATGCACTTAATGAATTTGTTAAATAATTTATAGATAATGAGTTTGAAGAAGTATATTGAGAATTTTCTGGATATTTTTTTAATGGATAAGTAAATGAAGTAGTAGATGCTACGCTTACTTCATGTTTACCATTATAAAAACTTTCTTCAATTTTAATTTGATTGCGGGAAAATACACTATCATCTATTTGAATTCCTTCTTTAAATTTTGGTAAACTTTCTGAAGAATAAACCGGAGTTAATTTATAGTAAAGATTTTTTGGAATATGATCATCTATTACTAAGCTGATCACAGCATCTATACCAATAACTCCAGTTTTTCTGAAATTAAATTGTGTATTTTTTCCCGTAGTATCAAATTTTTGATTATACTCAGAATCTAAAAATAAATTAAAATCAAATGCGGGATATTTTGATCCGCCCCTTAAGTAGGAAAGTGAAGAATCTGATAAATCAAAATTTATAGTGCTATTCCTAAACCCATTGATTGGTGGATTTATCTGAGATAATGTTCCATTTGATGATGATGTGATATTAACAAATATGGGATTCAGTAGAGTTGAATTGTAATAATTTTCACATAGTTTTATATTATCTTTATCAATTACGAAAACATAATAAAATTTATTGTTTTCTAAACCGCCAGATGGTGAAGAAGAAGTATGTAAAACTTTTTGCCCAGTAAAGAGTGTGTGATTAGAAATAAAAATTGAATTATTTAAAATATCTACATCAAGAGAATTAAACTCTTTTGGATCAATAATTAATAAACGATGATAATCATTATATCTTACTATTATGCTTGTTGTTACTCCGGACTTAATATTCATAAAAACAACATCATTATCCAATAAACCATGAGTTTGTGATGTTGCTACTGTGACAATATTTCTACTAACTTTTGCCCTTATTGGATTATAGTTTGTTTTAAAACTATGAGATGAACCAGTCCCAATACCAGTAAAGAATAAAGTAGAAGATCTTGATGTTTGAGATGTAATTCCTACAAATAGTCCAGTAGATCCTATCCCAACTTTAACTGAAGAAATACCTATTAAGTCGCTGTTTATTTTTGCAACATATAGAGTTGTTTGATCTAATAAATTATATGAATTAATACCATTGGTAGAGACACCTATAGGACTTCCACCATTTGTAGAATAAGTAAGCTCATCTCCAGTCTCTAAATTATGATCTGGTATATAAATTGACTTTGATGGAATAAAAATATTTGTTATTCCTGCGCCTGGATTTGAGAAAACTAATGTTATTCCCATTCCAACACTGCTTAAAGTTCCTATACCAATAGATTCTTTAGGGTCAAAATAAATTTCTTTATCAATTTTATATGGATAAAATGTATTTAATCCAACTTTTTTGGTATCAATTGTAATTTTTCTTGGGATTTCATAAATTAAAGATGTACTTGAATGAGAAGAACCTATTGTATTATTTCTTTCTCTTAAAACTCTAATTCTAGATGATTTTGTATCAACATTTAGAACCTTAATTCTCTCAGAGTCAATTAGTAAAATATCATTTTCTCTAATTTTATTGGAATTTATATTACCACTAACTGAAAAATATGTTACTATTCCTGTTGTTGAACTTTGTGGTATTGTTGACGCTAAAGATAGAATATTAGAACTTATGCTGGCATTATAAAATCCATCTACACCAAATAATGAAGTGCTCAATCCTGTAACCGAAATAATATCACCAGAAGAATATGAATGCGGATTATTTGTTAATAAAACTACCTCTCCTTTATTTCCTGAAGGATATAAGTAAACGTCACTAATTGAGCTTGTTGCTACACTAACAGAACTTATAGTTTTTCCAGAAATTTTAGAAACTATTGCTTCTGTTCCATATCCTTTAGTATTATTGAATATTACATTATCATTTACTTTATAATTTTCTCCACCAAAAATAACTTTAATATCATCAATTGATCCTGAAGAAACATATTTAATTGTTGATTTTTGATTTAAGTTATTTGGTAAATCCAAATATAGATAATTATTATCATATAAATTGTATGGAAATACATTTCTAGACCATTTTGTTTCATTTAAATCTATTCTATCTTGATTTGAATATTTTTTAAAATTAAACTCTATTGGATTAGATGAATAAAAATTGCCAATTAAATAAGGAAAAATTGGTCTTTTGTATCTAGCAAAAACGCCAAAAGAATCTACTGATAATGGGTTTAAAGTTGCAAAATATGCATAAGTTCCTTTAGGAAATTCTGGAGTTACACAAAATCTTCCATTGCATTCATCTAATGTAGACTCATCACCATCCTCATAATATGTAAAATCTTCAACAAAAAATCCAGATGGAAATTCATCCAAAGAAGGTCTATTCTCTTTAATTAAAGATTCTTCTTTGTATCCAGATTTCATCTGAACTATTTTTCCACCCTCTTTTGTTTGATATCCATATGGACCATATATCGGATTTCCATCATAAGCCCATCCAATTATTGGGGAGTGATCTATAGAATTTACTTCAGAATTGTTTATTTTTGTTAAATCTCTTTTTCCATATAAAGTTTTATTATTTTTTCCTATTGGGAATAAATTTTCTCTAAGTTTTCTTGGTGCATATAAATGAGAATATTTTAATTCATATTCACTATTTTTTGATTCTGTAATAATACCATCATCATCTGAGAATAAATTAAAGTTCTTTTCGAATAAATTTACTCTCCATTTTTGTATTTCGGAAGAAAACTTTGCATCATCTCCAAAAGTAACTATTGTAACAAATGTTGTATCTTGAACATATCCGGCACCACTATCAATTATTTTTACTTCTTTAATTTGTCCATTTTTAACTACAGCGGTTAAATATGCCCCAAATCCCTGTCCACTAACTATTAAATCTGGAGGTGAATTATATTCACTACCAGGATTATTAATTAAAACCTCTACTATTTTTCCATTTGAAACTATAGGAATCAATTCTGCATTTTTTCCAACGGATACTTCAATAACTGGTTCTCTTTTATAGTTTAAAATATCTGAAGAACCATATCCAACTCCATTATTTTCCAAATTAACTGATGTTATTTCACCTCTAAAAACTGGTTGAATAATTGCTTGAAAAGTGCTCCCATTAACGGAAGAGATTCCAATATTTCCTGTTATTGAAACATTTACATTTGGATAGTTAAACTTGTGTGTTCCTGATCCAATAGAATTCAATGAAATATACTGTTTTGTTTTATAGTAAAAATCAATATTTGTTGATCCAACACCAACACTAGACAGTCTTATCGTATCTTTATCGAGACTAGTTACATAATAATCTGAACCATTTGATAGACCAGAAATTGATACTCCATCAGTAGTATAATTTATAATTTCACCATTATTATATCCATGATCTTTTAATGTTATTACATCTATAAAAGTATTAATTCCAACAGAAGTAGTAGTTCTTAATTTGTTCTCGTAACCTTGTCCAGAATTTGTTACATTAATAGATGATATTACTGATTTCTTATTATATGATTCAAAATAATGATTTCCTGTTCCATAAGAAGTTAAGAAAATAGTATTAATGCCGGATATTGCATCCGAAGAAGTTTTGTGTAATTTTATCGAATATGGCGTAATTATAGATGCATAATAATCGGAATTAGTTGATAATCCACCAACACCTCTTTCCCCATTTGTCCTATAAATTATTCTCTCGGCATTTCTAAACTTATGATATGTTCCAAATCCTATTGTAGATAATGTAGATCCAACAGAAACATTAGCTGATTTTAATTCTGAATTAAATTTCACTGAATGTGAAATTAATTTCATATTAACCTTTGCTTGAGCTCCATATCCATTTCCACCGGTTATAGTGATAATAGGAGTGCTCAAATAGTCAAATCCCGGATCAATAACATCAATTTTTTGTAAAGAACCTTTAACGGAAATATTTCCTGTTGTTGCTCCAGTGCCAATCTCATCATCAATTGATAAATTTGGTGGATTGAAAACATCATATCCATTACCACCGGAAATTACATTTATTTTTTCTAATTTTCCGTAGTATACTATGTCATTTGATTTATAATTTGATATTTCTACGCCATTAATTAAAATTCCAGTACAAGATCCTGAAGGAGTTTCATACTTACTACTATTTGTTATTGGACGAGAAATCTCTCTTAATATATTTTGTGGTTTTAAAGTTTTTGCAGCAAATTTAATATATTCAATCTTATTTGCATTAATATCTTTATCATCATTTAATTTAATATAATTTGAATAATTAATATCTGTTCTACTCTTTGCAAATTTGATATTATTTTCATCTACTCTTTTTATAAAATAAACACCTTCATCAAATAGACTGCTACCAATTTCTTCCGATACAAAAGTATTTCCATCAATATCAGTTTCAGTAACCTCAATTATTTGCGGGGTATAGTAAATACTATCCCCAGTATAAAAACCATGATCAGAATTTTCTGATATTTTAAATGTATCAGTTCCTGAAGTGTAAAATCCGCTAAAAATTATCTTTTTATCATATGGATTTATTAATTGATTTCCATAATTTGGTAAAGATTGAGAAGAAATTAAAGTTCTGTCTTCGGATTTATATACATTTTGTACGTTAGATATAATCGAAGATATATCAGAAAACTTAGTAGAATTAAATTTTAATAATTTTCTTTTTATTTTGTAAGAGTCACTAAGTAGTAGAATTGATTGTGATTTAATTATTATTGTATTATTGGAAATAATATCTTCAATAGTTCCTAAGGTATTGGTATCAGCATCTCCGATTAAAATTATATTATCACCAAGTTTAAATATATGATCACTATCAATTAAGATTTTATATATCTTATTTGATGCATCTAATAAAGTTACATTTTTTACATTGTATGAAGAACTAATATTAAATAACCAATTATTAGATATGAAATCTCGTGCATCTGCATTTATGCCAAGAGATTTTATTTGAATTTCATCATCTTTCTGTAAATAATATGGATTATCTACAAAATCAATATCACTTAAAACTGAGGTAATTCTAACCTTTACTGATTTACTCTTGTTACTAGCATAAGTATTGATGCTAATATCTTCGCCATCTAATATAATTCCTGTAATGTTCGTGCAATTCAAAAATTGGGTAGTGTTTTTTGACTCGTAGTTAACAACTCCGCTTGTTCCATCTTGATATATTACATACAATTCTCCCTGATTTGGAAATCCTATTGTCGAATCTACATCAATAAATGATTGCGAAGAAACGTCTCCAATTACTTTTGTTTTTGGATGAACCTTAAAATTGCCATATAATGCGCCATCAACACTTATATCTCTATTATAGTTAGCGTCATAACCCAATATAAAATATTCCTTTCCATCTTTAGATAAAATTTTCTCAACAAGAGCTATAGGAGCATAAGATTTTGTAAAGTTTCCATATTCTTCTTGATATAAAGTTGAATTTTCTAATTCTAGTGGATCTCCTTCTATACTTTCAACTACAAGATTCTTTGTTATTTGGTAATTTGCATCTGAAGGTCTTATTAGATATTCTTTTGGTCTAACAACTTTTACATTTTCATTGTATAATGATTTAAACAATATCTCAAAAGAAAGATCTGTGCCCTTACTGGTATAAAAGTCTTTAGATTGCTTAATAAAAATAGATTGATTTAGGTTATCAGTTAGAGTTCTATTTTCTAATCCGGGGATAAACTGATTTTTTATTTTAACTAGAAAATTATCTAAAAATAGAGAACTTAAATTGATAATAGATGCGCCAGCAGAGTGTTCGGAAGTTTCCGTTGAAGAAAAAACTACGTACTCAGGATCATTTTGCTTTTGATATGAAGTGATACCACTAAAACCTCTTATACAACCAGTAAAAGATCTGTCAGTTTTTCCAGTATATGTAATGATCTCTTCATCTATTTGAATAAGACCATATGAATCTGGATATCCATTAGTTCCAGTTTCAGATTGAATATAAATTACATCATCAAAAAAAGAAATATCTGAGCTAAGAGTTGCCCCCGATGATTTATTAACTACATTTTCAATCTTAATATATTGATCAATATTTTGAATTAAGTCAGCAGCAGATCCTTGGTATTCTTGTGAAATATAATACTGAGATAAAAATTCGGATATTAGAGGATATTCTTCTCTCACATAACGAGGAAGTTGATTCTTAGCAATTAGACTAAACTTAACTCTATTTTCTTTCATTTTATTATGATCTTACTAAATTTCCGTTGCTGTAACTTGAGGTTGTAATGTAATTTGATGCTGAAGGATCTAATCCAGAGGATATTTCATCAATTACCATATCAAAAGTACTACTACTAATATCTAGTTGCAAATACAAATCCTGTAAACCAATAACATCATTTGATTTTGGAATTGCAGAAATTTCAATAATACTCTGCCCATCTTTTACTTTTCCAGTATTCTGAATATTAATAGGATTTAAAGTTATTATTCCATTTTTATAATCTATTTTTCCAACATTTCTTTTTACTATAGTAGCACTAGTAGAATTTGTATCAGGAACATTAAATAAGAAAATAGAACCAGTTTCTTTGTTGGAGTCTGGTATATCGGACAAATATACATCTTGCTGTATATCACTTACTCTGAAAACAGATGATTTTACATTGTATCCATCCATACTCTTTATATAAAATTGATTGCCAAATCCTATAGAGTATTCTGCAAATGCATTCAATACAACTCTTAAATCTCTTCTGATTTGAATCTTAGTGATGTTTGAAGTAACAGATTCGTGACTATCATCTATAATTTTTAAGAACTTACTATATTTAAATCTAGCTCCATACTTGTTAAGTTCAGAAGACTCTGCATATTTGTTAGAATTACTTTGAATTACACTTGATACATATGAAGAACTCGGCGCAAGATTTGTATTGTAGTATACTTTTGAATCTACTTCGATATACAAATACTTTAGATCTAAAATTTCAGGTACTATTCCAGCGACTGCATATTGCTTAAGTTTTGATTTAATATTTTCCTTGATTAAGTTTGGAATAAAATCACCAAATCTTGGCTTTATACTTATGAAAACTTTTCCATATTGAGGAGGAACTAACTCTTCTCCACCAAAAACTGAAATTGATTCTGTTTCTGGATATATTCTTGCTGGAATTAAAGTTTCATAATCATTTGCAGTTAGTGCTCTATTTTGAGAAGCATATATTCTTGGAGCGTACTTTTTAATAGATTCTACTGATTCTATATTTTCTCCTCCGGTTGCTGGAAGACCAGTACTTAAAAGAGATATTCCTGAAGTAACTGGATATCTCACTCCGTTTCTTGTATATGAAAGTCTTCCTGAGAATGTAAACTGATTTACTCCGTTTCCACTATCACCATTAGTTACAATATATGATATACTTATTTGCGTACCTTCTTGCAATTTCTTACCAAATACTCCATCCCCAAAAATAATTTCATATCTCTCATCTTCAACCTCTTGTAAGAAGAAAACTCTAGAATCTTTATCGATTGAAAAGAGACTATCTTGATATGAATATTTTACTTTTCTATTTCCTTCAAAAACAATAACAGATATGGTTGAGCTATCGATACCAGAATTTGGTAGGATAAATCTTTGATTTGGATTTCTTGATGAATATGTAAAAGAAGTTGTAACTACATTCCCTTCAAATATTTCTATATCATTAAACGAGGCAACATTATTAAAAACTGGTACAGTGATTCCGGAATCTTGATCACTGCCTACTACATCATTTCCCTTGAGTACGGAAAACACAAAAGATTGATTTCCAAAAGATCCGCTAGTAGAAGCAACAACACCATCATGGAGAGTTATTGACGCAGGAGTTGGTTTTATATTACTAGTGTCTATGAAAAAACTTATCGTTGCTCTTGCACATTTCTTTGACCTTGGCACATAACCTATATTTCTAGCAAGAGAGACAACATTTTCTCTTAGAGTTGCGCTATCTATGAATACTTCATTTGCCACCATATTGGCATTGTATGAAGTAATATATGTGTTATATGCCAAGACATCGATTATTGTTGAAAGATTAGATCCTTCAAAATCATAATCAGTAAAATTCGAATTGGATTTTAAATAATCCTTAATACTACTTTTTATCTGATCAAAGTCTAAATTTGAAAAATTGACTAGTGGCATTTACCTAGTTGGCTGCAGAGCAAATTGTAATTGTTGTGGGGGAATATCAGCACCAATAATATCGTATGTTATGATCACATCGAATGAATTATTGTCATAATCTGGATTAACCTTAACATTAACTAATTGCACCCTTGGTTCATAATTTTCAATAGAAAATTGAATTTCATCTTTTATTGCAGATGCTGTAATATCATCTACATTTTCAAATAACAACCTGCTTATTTTAGAACCAAAAAATGGATTAAAAATTTTTTCGCCAGGTACAGTGAAGACAATATTTCGCACTGAACGAGAAATAGCAGTTTCATTTTTAAGGGCAATCAGGTCACTATTCAGGGGATTAACCTGAAATGTCATACTAATATCTTTAAAACCCTGACTTACCCTTTCTAAAGGCATTAGCTAATACAATTCTTATGTTATTTATTCGGGATTTTTTAATTCATAGAGTGGTTCTGTTCCATATTCCCAATCATCATAGTCGTCATCATTTCTAATTTTTGAATGAAGATCATTTTGAATAGTAAAATCATGTTTTTTTGGAGTTAAATCGTCATTTGAAATCTCCCTAAGCATTTTTTTGCTCTCAATTTGAGAATCCCACCCGTATTCATTACTTAAATGCTTAGTTCCCCACATTTGATACATATAATCTGAATTTTTATCGACTTTTTTGGTCATTTTTGCTCCTGATTTGATGAAATCAGAACTTTTTACGGGGTTTCTATCCCGTTTTTAAGTTTTTATAGTCGTCTGCAAGAATTTCTTTTAAATATTCTTCATCCCATAAATCATAATATGAAGTTTTTGCTAATTTTTCTCTAAATTTTCTTAATTTTTCTTTTGGTTGAGCTAAGATAAGATTATATTTTCCATTATTTGTTTGAATTCCATTAATAAAAGTATCATATGACCCACAATCCTCAAAAAATTTCCAATTTGGGTACTCTTCATTATAAACTTCAACCCAATTTTGAATATTTTCTAAGGTTAAGCAATCTTCCACAATGAAAATTATAACATCATAATCTAAATTTGGAATTATATCATACACACTACATTCAATGATACTATATTTTGAGTTTTTTGCATATGGACATATAGCAAATCCATTTAATTCTTCACGAACTTTGGACACTTCTTTAATCCAATTTAAAATATAAAGTTCTTTTTTCGAAAACATAAAAAAAAGAGTGCTAATTCTATTTAAGCACTCTGATAATTTTATTTTCCTTGACCCCGATACTTTTTCTTACGTCCATTACGAGAAGTTGCACTTAGTAATGTACGAGCAGAACGTCCTTGCCGAGTCTTCTTTGGGGCTCCCGGTTCAAAGACCGTTTTATTCATTCCACCTTTAGCCATAAATTTCCTCCATTTCAATTAAATTAGGATCAATGTCTTCACCCGAGAAATAACGCTCAGATAATTCTTGTAAGATCTCACTACATTCTTCTATAGTGAGATCTTGATGTATCTTACGACCTTTATACAAGATATTGTAAGTTTTTTTCATCAGATAATGCGAGTTTTTTCATGCCCAACACGAACTCTTGGATCACACCAAATCTCGAAGCCTGCTTCTTTTGCATCAAGACAGAAAGAAACATCTTCACCACACATATCCTGAACTGCACCAGATTCAAAAACTTGCATCTTTGGAGCAAACCAAGGATACTCAAGATTTTCAAAGACTCCATTCTTAATGAGAACCCAACCAAATCCCGTGTAATCAACTGTGAATGGTTTACGACGTTTTGAGATACTCTCCACAGTTTCGTGATTCATAACTCCACCATTGTTTCGGAAATCATCTTCCTCTAACCAATGAGCAACTGAGGTAGTGTGACCATCTTCAGTTGCATACCATCCAGCGACAACGGATTTTTCCTCACCTTCTGCAGAAAGTGCAAGATCGCACAATTGCCAGAATTTATTTGAGTCAAATACAATGTCACTATCAATCCAAAGTTGATAATCATATTCAAGTTTTCCATCCCACGGAACCTGCTTTGGTCCGCGAAGAACATTTGCGCCAAGACACTTGCATCGCGCAAAGTTTACCATCGATGAGTAGTCTTGAGAAATTTGAATACTCATTCCATTCTGAACAAGATCAAAACAAAGTTGTACAAATGCTTTCAGGAAAATAAATGAACATCCTCTTCCAGGTAGACAGAAGACAATACTCTTTCCTTTCATTCTTTCTTTAATTGCGTCATAATCCCATTCTTCTTTGGGCTTCGGTGCCGCTGCCTTTACAGTAAATCCTTTTGCCATAAGTTAAAATAACCTTCAATATCAATTTTAACAATGTATATATCTATTTGTCAATGAGAAGAATTCATAATTAACTCTTTGTTTAATATCAACTCTTCATACTGCAAATCTTCTTTTTTAAGATCCGAATCAAGTATCTCAACCATCTTGTGAAGCATATCCCAAATCTCAGAGAATTTTTTCTCTGATAGACTGTGATAAATGCACTGGTTCTTTGCATATATGTGATATACTTTTTCCATAAATTTTTTTCCGGAAATTTTTTTATTTCGTCAACGCATTATATATCATCACTATGACAATTCCGAGGGGGACTCCGATAAATCTAAAAATTTTATCAGGATATCGAATTATCCACCCCGCTAGGATTACCTTCCAGAAATTCCAATAGGGGCATCTCTGAGAATATCTGCGGGGGTTTTGGAGTCTTGTCATACTTCCGGAAATTTTTAAATGAAAGATAAATCAAGGTCGGAGTACGGAGTTGTTATAGATTAGGGTAGTTTGCGATTTTTATATACGCAACGCCGCGCGGCGCTATAACGAATCGGCGGCAATTAACTGCCGAATCACTATATCACCAATCATAACATTCAAGGGCACAGAGTGTCAAACCCTGTGCCCTCTCAGTTATCAGAAATCAATCACATCTGCAGTGGGTTCGCTATTATAACCCTCCGAAACATCGTCAGAGGTAAGTGCATTCAGAATCTGCAGAATCTCATCGCCAGTGTTACCTTGCTTGAGCATCGAGATCATCACTTGCTTGGACATAATGTAGAAGAAAAGAGTAAAGAACTGTGTGTGTTGTGAGTGTCTTTATAGGGCGCATCTCATTCCCATTCGTGTTACTTAGAAGTCGAACACATCGCTATTGATTTGGATGACATTTACCTTGGGGTCATCATAGCGAACCCCGTCAGCAGTTTCTATCGTACCGTATTCTTGAGAGAGCACAAGTACGAAGTCCTCATAACAATCACAAGAGCGGGCAAGGTTATACAAACCCTCATTATTTAGAATCCAGAGTGCAACGTTCCAGGTCTCATAATTCTCCCAACCGTTATAGGAAATGTCGAGAGCATTGCGTTGGAAAGTGGTAGTCATTTCAGGAAAAGTGTAGGGGGAAAAAGTGTAAAAGAATTAGAGAGAATCAATCCCACTCGCTTAACCACATCCCGTTACAGAACGATTCAATCGAACACTTAAGATTGCGGTCAGTGAGAATAACTTGCTGAAACAGAGATGCATTCAACCAAGTGGGAAACTCTCCAGCGACTTGTATACCATCAGCGGTAGGAATTACAACTCGGAAAGTGTTAGTCATTTGGTGAAGAATTGAAGTGGGTTGGTCTTATACTATAGGGACACTTTGCACGTCCCCCCTTTTAGTAACTCAGTCGCGGGGTGATGTACTCCAAGGCGCATATATGCCTTCGATTTCACCAAACGTATCACTCAGAGTTTTCTCATCATTGTGTAGAGTTTTGGTGACCAATTCTCCATTCAGAAAGAAACTATAGGTGTTGTAATACTTCCGGAAAGCATTACCATCAGCATCCCAAGATTGACGCCATTCAGTATCAGTTACGACCTGATAGATCGTGTTAGTGAAAGGAGAAGTGTAGGAGGTGATGCTCATACTACTAGGACACTTTCAACGTCCCCCCTTTTCAGTTACTCAGACCATCTTGGATGTTATCAAGTGCAGCAATTATCACCTCCACGCTATCCTTATCGTTCTCCTCTAGTTGTTGCATAACGTCTTGCAAGTGAGGTAGAATCTTGATGACGGATTGCGGCGCCCTGATGATACTCATTTCACCCAAATTCTTATACTTTAAGGGTCTCATAGTTTTGTTAACATAACTGGGGGTATTTAGGGGGGGTTATGTTAACAAAACTAAAAGTGCGTTTCTACCACTTAGAAGGGCAATCGAGATCCTCCACGTATGCTTCCACACGCTCAGATGGTTCGAGTTTGAATAGCTTCTCCCAGTCAATTTGGTGTGGATCGAAGTCTGCTAGAACCGACATTTCCAGGGTGATCCTATAACGCTGCTTCTGGGCTTGATGATACGCAACCGACATAAGTACGCTCCTGTGAGTTATGGAATCATTCTATAATACTCAGAGGTAAGTGTCAAGTACCTGAGGAGTATTTAGGGGCGCTCCGGGGGATTCTGCGCGGGGATTGTGGGGATTTTGTGACGCTCCGGGACTTGACAAATCGCGTTCCTTTGTGTATGCTCGCTAAGATAACAAGGTCTCAGCACATTTATAAGATCATAAACACAATCACTCAGAGAGGTTTATAAGATCATTGAGACGCTTCTCTCAGGTTATTATAACAAATATCACGAAAGAAACACACAACGCGTTTATATTTTTTAATACATTTTTAATTGATTAAAATATAATTTTATCGTTATACATTCATCATCAAAACATAAAAAAAGAGAGGGATTACCAGTCCCTCTCTATACACCCAACCACCTTTTTATTGGAAATTATCTATACTCTACGGAAGTCACTTTGTTTACTGAATAGAGGCAAACTCCCTTCCTCTTACTATATCATAACTCAGAACCTTTGTCTATCGTATTGCTCCTCATTCCATCCATTACGATAATACTCTCTTCGTTCATAATCATCTGCATCCATTACATCATCGTGCTCTGGTTCATAATACGAATCGAACTTAGAATACGACTCTCCTTGATAGAAACTTGTAGTTGTCATAATGTCAAATAGGAACAGAAGTACCGACGCGAACTTGATTCAAACTATGCTGAATGTATCCAACTTCCTTGTTTGCTTCAAAAGCATTTTTCCAATGATAGTGTGCTTCACTGCAGTTATGTATCCCATAATAGTAATACCTAACTGATGTCTTTCCCATACCTAACTCATCTGCAATCTGTTGAGTAGTATAACCTTTCTTATACAGATTGTTGATTAGAGTACAATAATAGTTGGAACGATTGGACGCTTTGGCGAAAGAAATAGGAGCGACTTTCATTTGATTTCAGTTAAACCAGTGTGCTAAATCTGCGAGTTCTGATGCAATCTCTTCTACATTATCTTCAGTGAGTTTGTTGATGAGTTGTTGGACATCTTCTTCAGGTACATAACTCAAATCACCATTGATTTCATTTGCTAACTCTTCAGCGCGGGAGAGACATTTCAGGATTAGAGACATTTGAAGAGTGAAGAATGTTCAGGTATTGTTGATAATAATCGTCTGCTTTTTTCTGAATGTTGTGACTTTCAGTTGGATCATCTATGAGGAAATGTGTCATCTCCAACTCAAAAATCACTTTGTCGATGAGACTTTTAAGAGCATCAATTTGTTCTTCAGTCATCATTTGGATTCACCTCTTTTAGGACTTGGGAGAATAAATCAATCGCTGCTTGATTTGCATTATCACGTTGTAGTTGTTGAATATAAAACTCCAGTGCTTCTACGATTGCTTTTTGTTTCAAATCTTGGTTCATAATTCTCCTTTAGGTTCAGTTGAGTTTGATACCATCGTTAAAGGGAACTTCACCGTTGATTGTTGATACAAACCACTTGAAGTTTTTTTGATAAACACGCTCACCAGTTCCGTGCTCTGCAAGAATAGCATTGAGGCGCGATTTGGTGGTATTTGATTGCCAACCACCATCAAACAATTCCAACCAAGTATCAGCAATCATTGCAATCAGATTGTTATGCAAATAGACGAAACTTACGCCGTCAATGTTGATAACTTGAGTGTTATCTTTTTTCCAATCAATCTCTTGGGAGATTGCGCGGTTCATTTGTGCTTCGATCTTACGCATTGTGGTTGGGGTTGTGGTTATACTACAGGGACACTTTGCACGTCCCCCCTTTCTATCACCAAGGAGTTGTGATACCATCAGCATTGTTCAGGTTAGGATTACAACCTAACAGCGCAGATTCCATACACACCTCTCGGGTATCACACCGAGCATAATCGTAGCCCTTTACATCTGCCAGGTGCTTTACATAAGCATCAGCGGTGGAGAAGCAATCAAACAAGCGGAGAGAATTGAAGTCTTCACCTTCATAATCCCAACCACCGATCACAGCGTAAACTTTCATTGTTTGTGTGTTAGAGTTTGTGAGAAGAATCAGATACGAAATGCACCGAGAGAGTTAAACTTCGACCAGATGTTTTTCTCTGCGATACGCTTACCGTCAACTTGGAAAGTATAACGGAGTTGACCTTTTACAGTCTTGGAAACTTTACAGGTGAGGCAAATCTCACCGTCACGCTTACCATTCCAATCATACTTTGCGAAGTAGTGATTGCAAACTCCGTCAAGGCGATAATCAACAACACCGTTGCGTTGTTGATAGTTTTCCAGAGCAAGTTGCTCGGAAAGTTTGATGGAATCGAAGAGGTCGTTAGTGTTCATACTATAGGGACACTTTGGGCGTCCCCCCTTTCATTCAATAATAGGTTTTGAACACATAACCATTGACAAATGTGAAATCATAGCGTAGGTTACACTCAAAAGTTTCTTGCCAATCAACTACAATAAATGAAGGAATGTCATACTGTTCAGATGTATATTCCTCTGCAAACTCTGCTTCAGAGCGATACTCTCCGACGTATGCTTCTTCAGCGTTCTCTACATCAGAAAGACCAAACTCTTCAACGAAAGCATCAACTACATCGTAACCAAGATTCTCACCTTGCGTCACATAGTCTTCATAATAGTGAAGAAAATCCTCCTCGGAGTTTGCATCAATGAACTCCAGAATATCCTGCAAAGAATAGCAATCATCAACAAACTCGTCAATCTTGTTGGCAATTTCTTCGTGAAAGATTTCTTTGTAGTTTGCGGTGAAAGTGACAGACATTTGAGTAAAAAAGTGAGATTTGGTAAAGTGTAACGAATTGAACGTTTTGAAAAATGTTATTTAGAACTCAATGTTCCAGTCTTTATCATTGCTAAGATTCACCCAAAAGTGATTCCTACCGTTAGCAGAAGTGAGAAACACTTTATCACCTCGATGTTGCTCAACAATACATTCATCATTGCGATCCATTAAGTTACAAAAACGATTGTTAGCTTTCTTGGATTTGGGAGAAACAAATGCGATCATAATTCAGGAAGCAATGAGATGTTCAGCGAGTTCGATTGCACTATCAAAGTTAGCGAAAGTTCCGTAGTTTACGGACTGACCTTGCCAACAACCTTTGTACTCATATTTCATTTCAGTGACAATAAACTCA